TACCCGTCAACGTAATCGAGTCCCCCGAGGCATTGCCCAAGGTCGTATTACCGTTAACCGATAAATTACCGCCTACCGTCAAATTGCCCGCAGTCGCATCAATCGCCGTGCGTACATTCGTACCATCAGCAAAAATGATCGTCGTCGTACCCGCCGCTACCGCAACCCCAGTGCCCGCCGCCGTCGTATTGCCCAATACCGTCGAGCAATAAATCGTGGCAACATAGGCCGTCGTATTACGAATAACGTAATACTTGTCTGCAGGTGGAATATAAACATTGAAGTTGGCAGTCGTGGTGGTCGTTAGATTGATCACCATGTTCCGGGATTGATCCGCCGAACCATTGTTTGCCGTTAACGCCTGATCCGCTGACGTAATACTGACCGACACATACCCGGCAATCGCATCCTCGATCAACGTACCAAGGTTAGTATTGGTGGTCGTGCCCCACGTGCCCGATTGCTCACCCGTAGCAATGAGCTCAATTCGTAAATTCGGGGAATATGTACTAGGCATCGTTGTTTCCTTACGTGCTCGTCTCTACCTCATGCCATGCCGGAGTCTGTGTATCTACAACATCCGTCCAGCTTGACGCTTGTGCATCATTTACCGTCTGCCAGCTAACGGACTGAGAATCATTGACCCCGGTCCAAGTAATTGTCTGAGTATCGTCTACATTCTGCCAGTTAGGTGTCTGATTGTCATCTACAGGCTCCCACAAATACCGGCAAGAAATCGCATCCGCCGCCGTCACTGAATCCACTACCGAAGCAAGGAACGCAGCCGACGTAGCCGATGAATCTTGTGAACTTACTAACTCCTGAATAGACGCAAAGAACTGCGCCTGCGCGGAAACCGCGACCGATCCTGTTGCACCCTCTGCCACCGATGCGCCAAAGACAACCAACGCTTCAGCCACATCCGATCCCGTGGCACTTTCTGCCACTGAAACATTCTTCTCTACCAGCGAACTGGTCGCATCATCCGCCTGCGCCTGCTCTGCAATCGCTGCCTGAACCACGGTCCCCGCGACCACTATCTCCGCCGCCGTTGCCGACTCCGAAACATTCACCGCAAATGCCGCCTGCGCTGCTACCGCCTCTGCCCCCGTTGCGCTTTCATTGACGGCACAAGCAAAATTAACGAGCGCACTTACTACCTCACTTGCCTGCGCAGCTTCCGACACCGCACTAAAGAACGTCACCAGCGCACTGGTCTGATCACTCGCAGCACTGCTCTCGGCCACCGCAACGCCCAGTACAACCGACGCCGCTACCGCATCCGATCCAGCCGACGCCTCACTTACCGCCGACTGATAAACAACCCCTGAATTGACCGCGTCTGAAGCAGTAGCCGTGTCCGAAGCCGTCCGGTCATAAACCGAACACCCCCAACCGGCCTGTCCCCATGTACCACTGCTCCATCCGCCCTCGGCCACTCATCACTCCGCAGTCAACTGCGCTTCTTCAAACCAACGCTCCTGCACAACCCCTTCAACGTCCGTCCACTGAATGAGATACGACACCACGCCATCCTCGTTCATGCGCAAAGCAGTCACAGGACCTTCAGGCACCACCGCCTTTACACGGACAACATCGCCTTTTTTAAACATGCTTTTCTCCTTACGCCGCGTCTAAGCTGAAGGTGTACGTTACATTGAGCACATCGCCCGATACCACCGCACGATCCCCCGGCGACTGGAAATCAGACGCGGAAAACAAAATACCCGAAGTACCCGTTGCTACATTGGTCAAAAAGGCCCCAGCAATCGTGGTCGTGCCGTTCATCGTGAACTGCGCAGGAGACGCACTGTTGGTAATCACCGAAGGATCAGCCAAAGTGGCCGCAGCGAAAGTAGCCGCCTTGCGGTTGCCCGCATAAGCGGTATCCTCAGTCCAGCCCCCACCACCTGTCGTACCGTGAGAGGCCAAGGTCTGAGTGCCTGAAAAAGTAGTGCCAGAAGAAGGACCCGTAATCAACCCTAAATACCAAGCAGCGGTGTACGTAGTGCCACTGAAGTACTTATCGTTCATGTCCTTCAAGCCCTCATCCATAACGAGGTTCGGGGCGCTCTCTTCCCACTTCAAATTGCCGTCTTTGTCATAGCAGGTGACTGTAAATACCCCGCCAGCCAAAGCGCGCTCAAAACCGCTGGATTTCTTTGTGATTGTGGCGGTAACGGTGTCTACCGTCTGCGCTGTTTCAATCTGCATGATGACTCCTCATAGAAACAAATAAAGCCCCTGTTTAGGCAATCCGAATAATCGCAGTCGCAGCAGCGGCAGCAGGAAACTGAATCTGAAATATCCCTGCGTTAACCTGCTGGTCACCACCAAAATCCAACACCGCACAGGCTGGGTCCCCCGTTGCCGTGTCGTTGTAAATAATCGCACCCGATGTCGTAAACGTCGCCGCCGACCACGTTGTATTGTCAAAGTCGCATACCGCTGATGTTCCATCCGCAACCGGCGTGATAGACACTAACGTGTTACCCCCAGTGGTATACCCACTGCCATTAGCAAGCTCGTCCGAATTAGCCGTCAGATTGCTGTAACTCGTGGTTGCTGCGCCATACGTACCCGTAACAGACGCTGTTGCCTTTGCCAAAGCAATCTTGAACGTATTGCCCGTGCCGGTCGTGAAGTTATGCACCGCCCTCAAGATTTCCACCTTGAAGGAAGTAGGCATGGCTGTAGTAAATCCCGGCATCTTATTCTTCCAAAAGTTTGATGAGCTCTGGATGCCCCGCTTCACGCAATCGATTGGCAAGCGTCGTGTTATGCGAGTTCACTGCCTCTCGCATGTATCGAATCAACACCCCACGTATCTGCGCCCGAAACGCCTCTGCCTGCTCGCGGATGACAGGATGAGAGCCTTCGCCAATGTAGACAATCTTCTCCAACGCCATCTCCGCTAACTCGTCCGGCGTAAACCCCCGGCCCGAGACGGACACGACCCGAATATCCCCGACTAAGGCGCTCGCGCTCATCATGGTCCCGGTGACTCCGATTTAATCTTCAGACGAATCATGCCGTCTCTGTACTCGTCACGACGACGGCGACCCTGCTGCTCAATACCCAGACCCTGCAGCGCTTGTTTGTAGCTGTTCTCAAAGTAACCCAGCATGTCCGTAGGACCTTTTGTATAGCTGTAAGCTTGTATCAAGCAAGCATACAAAAGCGCCTCAGGTGCATTCAAACTCACCCACGTCGTCGTGTTCGTCGAGGACAACTGCGCAGGGCGATAGATGTAACCCAACTCCGCCGTGAAGTTCGCGTTCGGTGTCGGCGCTACATAAAAGGTATTCTGATCCCACGTCGAGTAATACTTCGGAGTACCTGTCGCAGTACCATCCGGCCAGTACTCCTTCATGAAGGACGTATCGCGATAATCCAAGAAGATTTGATCGCCTAAAGCGTCCGTGATCATCAGATACCGATGCGTCAAGATGTCTGACGGCGCGCTCAAGAACTTGTTGTTGGTCGTCATGTTGCCCTCGACCTCTTTCTTGAACACGTCCAAGTCGATATCGCGGAGAATCCTGTTCTCCGCCATCGTGATGAAGACGTTAATCACCGGGTTCGTGAAGACATTGCTCCCGACCTCGGTGTAATTTCGAATGTTGGTAACCAGTTCGTCGTAAGTCATGGCTAAGTTATCACTATCGTTACTGTTCCGACTGCACCATATCCAACCGGGGCAGATTGCTGCGGGTACGGACGCATATCCGTAATGTTCTGCGCAGCATAGATACTGCCCCTACTCTGAAACGCCGAATCCGCAGGCATTCCAACAAACAGTGTCGTAGGCTCAATGCGATCTGGTCTTGGTTCCAAGATCGCAATCGCATCGCCCTTGTACCGAAGAGGCTCTAACTGCGGTTCTTTCGGCTCATAATCGTCCGGACAAACCTTGAACCCGCGCCAGTTCTTCCTCAGTACGTTGTACGGATAACGCTGACCACAGTAGTCGCACAATCCGAACGAAAATTTGCCTGTAGCAAGTGCCACACTACGCTCCTAACTCCGGAACAAAATAGGTACTTGCTGTGTCCCTATCTTCCGCCGCCGCACGAGCAAACTCCTCTTCGTACAACTGCTTCATCATCACAGTCCTTTCCGGAGCGTATTTCAAGGACAAGTAGTACGCAAGCCCCGCCGCCAAGCAAGGCAAAAACCGGAAATTCACGTCACTGGTATTCGTGTAATCGCCCGCATCCTGAATGCGACGAATCCGGTAGTACCGCAACTGGTACGCCCGATCAGGGGTTGGATACAAGAAGACCTTCGGCACGTTGGTGCGCTGGACGTAATACTGCGCGGGCTGCGCTTGCGTGGTCTTGTCCGGCACGTTCAAGTACTCCGCGCGGCTAATACGCTCAATGATGATGTCCGTCGGTGGCGTCTGACCCGTCAATCGAATGACAGCGGACAGCACGTTAACCGTATCCGTTGGCAAAGAGATTTCGGTATCCCCCTGCGTCAAGTTGTACGTAGCCAACTCAATCGTCCACAGGTTCAACCCACGGTTCGCCCACTCCAAGAACATCAAATTCAATGACCGACGCGCGGTCGAAAGCTGCTTGCCGTTAGCCATCTGCATGCCCAAACGCTCAAACGCCTCTTCGACCAAGTCGTCGATCTGTAGGTCAAAAACTGTTGTACCGGAAGTAGCCATTACTCTTTGTACAAGTTATCAAACGTCACACTGGGGTCCATGTAACTATCGTCCTGCTCCGCACAGTGAATCCACTGGCTCGGTCTGAAATCAGGCGCCCCGTTTCCGGTCTCCCAATAAGCAGGACTTGTCACACGAACACGGTTATTAGGCAAAGCCACAATGTTCCCGGTCCACTTCCCCGCGTCTGTCAGCATCAACACATGACTTTGTTTGTGCTGGGCCGGACAATCCGCAATCTCGCTCTCCGCATAATCCACCGTAAACAAGTAACGCCCCGTGTAAAACTCACCTGCTATCTTGCACAGCCACGGACTCGGGCCTGTGCGGGCAAACTTGACTACGGTGTGATGATGCGAAGGGCAGTCCCATGGTTGGGCAAGATGCGTCGGCATCCGTTCAGGCCACTCATCCAATCGAATGTCCCCAACTAATGCCGTGATCGGCATCCTCGCCCACATGGCACCGCCATGCACATTTTCTGACTCATCTCCATCGCTTTCACAACCCGTAAAAACCAGTTGAAAGCTCAAACAGCGGTCAGGCATGGTGTTTACCGCAATTGCCATTGCATGCAGGTATTCACCATGGTACTTCTGATGCATGTGAGTAAATTCACGTCTCACCCAGCACTTGAAGTACGGGATATTACTGATCAGATACGCCATTAACGGCCTTTGCCGCCACTCGCCATCATCTTCTTCTTGACTGCACCACCTGCGGCGTAGCCTTTTTTCACCATACCACCCGCAGCATAGCCCTTCTTCATCATGCCGCCACCCATCATCTTGACAGGAGCTTCGCCCATTGCCATGCGCTTGCGCGGGCTTACGTCACCACCTTTTGCCATCATGATCGGGCCAGAAGTCTGGCTGGTCTTCGACAACATCTTGTTGCGAGGACCGCTCTCTACTGCACCGCCGCCTTTGGTAGCGGCACCCATTCCACGTCCAGCCATGATCACTTTCCTTTCTTCATAGCGCGGCCTTTTACGTCCGCAGTTTTACGCTTGACAGCGCGACCCATTGCATCCGACGACTTCTTGACTGCCCCACCTTTTTTCATGCGGAGGCCCCTCATCGCTGAGGCGGCTGTTTTAGCCAAAGCTTGTGCAGCTGCTGGTCCCATACGGCCTCCCGCTGGTGCAGGGGCTGATGCGGCGGCAGATGCAGGCGGTTTTTTAGCGACAGCTCTTGCAGCCATTAAAGCGGCTCTTGCCATATTTTTAAACATGTTGACCTCCTATCGACGTTCAATTAAACGATCAATCTTCTCTTCCAGACGATTGAATCGCTGGTCGATGTGTTCCGTTATCTTCTCTACTTCTGCTTTAGTCACGTTGTCACGAGCGATTTCCTCGCGTGTGCGATTCAACAGAATCGTAATGCGCGCAAGCTCACTAAACTTCTCATGCATGATGTAACCCAGTACACCCACAAGAAGCGTTAAGGCTGCACTCCAAATCTCTACTAGCTGCACCGCATACTCCTCAACATTTCCACCGACGCCGTGCTTGACGGATACGGCTATTTGGGTCCTTGGCTGCCTCTGGGTACATCTTCATCTGCCCCTCAGAACGTGCGCAAAACGACTTACGACGCTTCGCGCGCGCCCCCGATGGATTACTTTCAGTCACAGCGGTTTGGAGCTTGCTGCCCGGATTCGCACGGCGATATGCCGCAACACCCTGCTTCGTCATGCCCGCTCCAGCCTTCGTAGGCCGAAAGTTGCCGGACTTCACCGAAGTAGCAATGCCCATTCCTTTGGACTTTTTCGTTGCCATCGTTAGACAGCTGCGCCGCCCACAAATAACAGCGTAACGCTTTTCACTTCAGCGTCTGCGATGTCAATATAAACGCCGTCAGTAAAAAGAATGCCGTCATCCGGGAAGATCAAGTCCACCGCCCCCGCAGCAGCTGGTGTATTGATGGTAATCAACGCGGTGCCACCACTAGTACTGCCATTCTTCAAAGAAAATGAAGAGGCGGTGTTGCTACAGGTGTAATACACACCCTGTACACGCGTCCTACCCCCAATGGCATCGTCCGAAGCGGTCTTCGTTACTGCCGAGATATCACTTGCGAAACTCATTGCTGTGATCCTTCCATAAGCTCTTGCTCGGGTAGGTCTAACCTTGCGATCAAGGAGTTCAGCACGTCAATTGCCGCCTGTGAAGCAACGGCCACGTCATGTGCGTGGTTCCGTTGCTGTTCCATGTTCGCTACCTGAGAGAGTAAGTACTCTTTGGTGATATTCATCAAGCCTCAACCGCATACAGGAAATACGCAGTGCCCGCAGAATCGACAAAGCGAATCTTCTGAGTCGCAGTCGTGGGCGTTGCGCCGATGGCCTGAACCATCGCATCCGGTAGGTTGAAGAGGTTGCTGATCGTGCCCGAACCGCTGTTGGTCACACGGATAAACGAAGCATTGGCAGGCAAAGTTGCGCCCGCGCCGATGTCCGAATCCACTTGGAGCGCCGCTACAGTGCCGCCAACAGTCACGCTGGCAGCTGCGCCGAGTGTGACACGCAGTGCGTTACCTGCACCAGAGATCGAACCGCCCGTATTGACCGACAAAGAGATGTGCGCGCCGTTGACAGTACCGCCCGTTGCAGCGTTTGCGCCAGTCACGCGAGTGAACGCACGAAGCGTTTCGCCCGAACCAGTCGAACTGATGTCCAGACGGCCATAGCTTAGACGAGTGTCACCCGTAGTTGCCGAACTGGTCGCGTAAGCGCTAGAAATGTTACCGGCAGTGGTAACAACGATTGGAGATGTTGCGGAGCCCGAAATAAAGCCGTTGTCAGACGCGACGGGACCACTGAACGTAGTTCTTGCCATTTTGATATCCTCACATGCGAGAGTTTAGGCATATCTGTCTGCATGTCGTCAGCCGGGACTGTCAGATATGCCGGATAACCCCGGAATAATGCCAATA